GGCCGTCTACACGGTCCCAGCAATAGCCAGTCTTGTCATCTCCTTCCTACATGGGTCGGAGGTCTCGTTCAACTCCTGGTACTCTACCGCGGCATTGCCGCGTCTCCCAGGCTTCACTCTCACGTGTTCTCAATCGTGCTGTCGCGTCTTGGTCCGCTTGTTACGGGCCCGCGCCGGCGTTTGAGTCAGTGAGACATGAGTCGTGTCTCGAGGCTTTTCGGCGCGTGAAGAGGTTTCTTGCCTCTCCGCCGAGCTTGTCTCAGGAGGAGCAGTTCGCTTGGTCTTCTATCAAGAAACTACTCCCTCGGTCCTGCAAGTGCATGGAACAGCCTCTCCTTGAGTCTGTTGTTGAGTCTCTTTGCAGGGAGCCCCCGGTTCTTCCGGATGGTTACCTTCCGTTTTGCCGACGTGTTCTACGTCGACTCTTCGTCAAGGGGTGGGACAAGTCCTACCACTCGATGTGCCTACAGGTAAGCCCTCCTCTCTCGGGGGTTGTCGAATCCAGTCGTCGCGATGGTGGTGTCTTGGGTTGGGGGGCGGATCGTATCGAGTACCTCGATCACGTCCTCGGGGGGAAAGCCTTTCGGGGCTCTACCCGCGCAGAGGCTATGGTGGTTCAGTCCGCCGGAAAGCCTCGTCCCCTTACCAAGTTCTCCGCCGACGCGTTTCTTTTGTCCCCTCTGCACGATACCCTCTATTCTTACATCTCGAAGTTTCCTTGGTTACTTCGCGGAGATGTACGAGGGTCCGCGCTGGACGCCGCTGGTTTCTCTCTCAGCCCGGATACCGTTCTTGTATCCGGTGACTATGCTTCGGCTACCGATAACCTCTCTATCGAGGTAGCCGAACTCATTCTCGAAGTATGTTCCGAGTCGTCGCTTGACGTCCCTCGCCCGATCTGGGATTACGCTTTTCGTATCCTTCGACCCGAGGTGCACTTCTTGCGGCGCGATCCTTCCTCCGGTTCGATCGACTCCGACTGGTTACGCCCGACCAGAGGTCAGATGATGGGTAGCTACTTGAGCTTTCCCCTCCTCTGCCTCCAAAACTATCTGGCGTTCCGTTGGGCGAAGTATAGCCGAGGCCATCGCGGTCACATTCCGCTCCTTATCAACGGTGATGACATCCTGTTTTCTTTTAACAGGGTTGCTCTCCCGGGCTTTGATAAGTCGTGGCGTGACTCGGTGGCCTCTGTCGGCTTGGTCGTCGAAGAGTCGAAGACTTCCGTGGCGCATGAGTTTGGTTCTCTGAACTCTACACTCTTGCGTTGGTCGTCCACTGGCGTTCTCCGTGTCGCCCCTACGTTACGCTTCGGTCGTCTCCGCGAGCCCGAGTTCTTGAACTCGAGCGGACGGAACTTCAGGGAGTTTGTACGTGGGGTTCCGCCGGATGTCGCTTGGGCGGCCGGGAAGGAGTTCTTCCGTTGGAACATAGCGGCCTTTCGCCGCGCGGGGAGATTGTCAGCTGACGAGTGGGGTTTTAGAGGGCGTCTTGCCCTCCGACTCGCTACCATCTTCAATCTCTCCGCTTTCGCTCGTGAGCCCGTGGAGCCCCCCCCGCCACCTTCGGTTCACAACGTGCAGGTCCCGCCTGAGCTCGTTGTACCAGTGGAAAGGGGCTCGCTGTCGGACGAACTGGCTGCGCTCAACGCGGCCGAAATGACTTGCTGGAAGTGGTCGCACGAGTATAACAGAGTCTCAGACTCTATCCGTTACTGCGTGCGTCTCACCACCCGGCGTCCTGTTGCACCACCTGACGTTTTCGCTCAGGTTCGGTATGTCGAGGACGATTCAGATCTCTCTCCGGAGTCTCTGTCTCGTCGTCTCCTTACTGTGCTGGACGTGCGGCCCCTCAATCGCTCGCGATTGTCGGATCCAAGCAAAAGGGTGCTAAAGGCGCGCTTCTTCGCTGATGCGGTCCCTGGCGTAGTCGGACTCTTTCGGGAACTCCTGGGTATCCAGGATTTTTCCGAGTTCGAACGTTTGCCACCGTATCAGGAAGTCGAGTACGATTTTCGACTCGAGCACGAAAAGAAGTGAGGGCGGGCGCAGTGCCGCCACGGGGAACGAAGTGGTCGTTCCAACCAAGGTCGACGTGGGTCGGCTTTCACCGGTAAGTCGCTTGAGACGAGGTGAACGGTGAGGTGAACGGAAGGTCCCGGTCTAGGGGTGAGTCTGAATAGTCGTCCGAGGACTTCTACCAGCACCTGCTTGACGCCGGCGATTACCCCCAAGTAATAACACCTGTTAGTTCATCGGAGTCCTCCCACCTTTGCGTGGTTCTTGGGTAGCTCCGCTGTGCTCTCGTGCCTCGGGCGTTCCCTGAGTCGCGTGCTGAGGCCGCGATGGGACGAGGTGGGTCGTTGGTTAGAACCGTCACTGACCAGCAGGTGACTTAGCTGCGCTCTGCGCTTAATTTGCTGGGTTCCAACGATCGAGGTTGTGGTCTCGAGACCATGGATAGTGGACGTAGGTTCTTAGGAACTGAACCACCCGGCGCCACTGGGCCGGCTCCGCGCG